ACCCGTAAAGGTGAATCCGGCATTCATGCGCGTTCATGGATTCGAGGTATTCCCGGAGCTCCGGGATTGTGAAGATCTGGTTCCGATTGAAAGCGTTCTGTGTCATGGTTTCGTCCTCCTTCAAGTTGCTTCATCAACCTTACGAGGACATTGTAAACTATAAACTTGCTTTTGTCAATACCCTTTTGAAAGAAAATTTGAACTTTCTGAAAATTTCTTTTTCCGTTGTCAAGTTGGAAGTTCACGCGCGGAACCGGAGCCCAAGCCCCTGCTCCCGTGTAGCCGTGATACAAGTGTCGTTCTGCGGAAGACAAAGAAAAACGGGGAACCGGTTCAGCGGCTCTCCGTTTTTCGGATCCTATGCACTTTTCAGCCCTCCCGCATATAGGTCACATCGGTAAGCACAGACCAGATATCAAGGGCCCCGCGCTTGTCCATGCGCCCCAGCCCGGTCACGTGCTTCATGATGTGCTTCACTTCATCCTCGGTCAGGCCCCGGATATCTTCATGGCCGTCAAAGGCCACCACAAGCAGATTGCCAACGAGCATAACCTCGTCACCGTTCCGAGCGGAGGGTTTGCAATCCTTACGGAAGGTTCCTTCATCATCACAGATGAACACGAACTGCTTGCCGCCGATCCAGCGGAAGGGCATGTCAACCGTTGTGCATTTCAGAAGCCGGTAATACTCGTCAAGGTCACGGCGAATGCGAACCTTCTTCACCCGGCCAGTGCCGTACACATCCACGAATACGGCCAGCATCTTGTCCGCTTCCTGCTGTTTCTTCCACTCTTCCACATGGCGCTTGTTCGCCGCTTCGATCTCCTTCATGATTTCCAACTCCTTCTTAATATCCATGATGCTGCCTCCCTAAACGGGGAAGGGGCTTGCGCCCCGTCCCTTATTCGTCCTCGTTGTCTTCCGGGTCTTCGTCTTCCGCTTCCGGGTCATCCACGGGCCAGTCAACCGGGGTTTCCGTGTAAATGCTGACGACTTTTTTCAGACCATCCAGCGCCGGAGGATTGATGCGGTGGAACTCGGCAACCATCTTTTCAGCGGTTTCATCCACCTCATAGGAATCGGAAACGGTCACACCATCACAGGTGTTGAGCATGTTCGGGAACTCGACACGGACGATAGTACCAGCTTTGACGGTGATACCTTCGGGCAGGGCGTACAGGCGGGCGGCGTTATCCTTGTAACGCAGGACTTTAACGATGTTCTTCATGGGGCTACCTCCTAAAAATTTGTTATTGCTCAGTTGCTTTATCAACCTTGCGAGGACATTGTAAACGATTTTCTTGCATCTGTCAACACCCTTTTGCAACTTTTTTCTGACTTTTTTAAGAAAAATTTTTCGTTGTCAATTTCTGCATTGACAAATAAGGAAAAACCGTGGTATTATGCTATCTGAGGAGGTGATCCATCATGGAACTGTCCACCGCTGAAAAGATCCGGGTCATCCTAAAACGGAAGGGAATGACCGTATCACAGCTTGCGGAAATGACCGGGCAATCCCGCCAGAATCTTTCGCAAAAACTGGAGCGGAACAACTTCGGGGAAGAAGAGCTCCGGATGTTCGCGGAAAAGATGGGTGTCCAGTATGAATCCTATTTTGTCATGGAGAACGGCGATAGGCTGTGAAGAAAAGGTGCGCGGAACAGCGCATCTTTTTTTTGTACCCTTCAACAGTCCATCTTACTTTCTCGCGCGCGCGTATACACATGCGCCACATGGGCGCACAGACGGGTATACGTGTGCCTAAATAGTCTATTTATACTCTATTTAGTAAACTATGTAAGAATGTAAGAAATCATCTATAAGAGTATGAAAATAAAGGGTTTTTGAACTTACATTCTTTCTTACATTCATATTACATTCAAAAAAGAATGTAATGTCTGTTTCTTACATTCTCCAGAATGTAAGATGAATGTAAGACCGTCTTACATTCTTAATGTAAGACAAAAAAAGCGGCCCCCGCCGAAACGGGAGCCGTTGTTTGGGTTGATCAATATTCAGTTTCATCAGGCGGGCGGTATTCCGCTTCTTCTTCTTCTTTGTCCACTTCCGGCAGACCAGCGAGGGCCATCAGGATAGCGGATACCGCGCCGAACGCGCCAGCGGACAGGGCGGCAATCCAATTCACATCGCCCAGCACCAGTGCGCCGGTTCCGATGTATGCCAGCATTGCCTGTGCAAAGGTACGCATGGCGCGAATACCAGCCGCTTTGAACCATTTCTTCCAATCCATAATGAAGCTCCTTTCTGTTTAATCGTGTTCATCATCGTGTGTCGGGAGGGCAAGGAACTTAGCCCGGATATCTGCCATAACACCGTTCTTGCCCAGCTTTTCATATTGAATCCAGCAATTTTCAAATGACTCCCGCGCGTACAGCGGGGCGTAACCTTTGGCCCGATAGTGATTGTAATACTCAATCATCTGAGCCCGCAAAAGGGCCTGTACGCCCATTTGCAGGGCCTTGAGGTGACTATACACATAAACCACCAGCCCTCCAATGACCGTCACGAATGAAAGTATCCAACCCCAGTTATCATGCATAAAATCCATGAACCCCATCGGTTACACCCCCAGCAGTGCGCCGAGGATTCTGTGCGCTTCCGTGATAGTTTTCAGTTGACTCGGTGTAAAGGCGATCATTGTTGCCGCCTGTTTCTCCGTCTGTGTAGCTTCCTCTGTACTTGCAGGAACCTCGGTCACGGTTGCACCGGCGATAGCCAGCGCATTCTGTGTGGCTTCCCCAGCTTTGCCATCCACCGTCAGGCCCTTGGCTGTCTGGAATGCCCGGACAGCCGCCTCGGTCTTAGCACCAAAGATGCCGTCAACTTTACCACAGTCAAAACCAAGCTTGTTCAGCAGGGTCTGGAGCTCGGTCACCGCGCTCCCTCTTGATCCGTTTTTCAGTACCGTCACAGCAGGTGTACCTCCTTCATCCCCGGTCACACCGGAATAGTTTACGTTTTTAAGCTCACCCCACTCATCCCAGTGGGACAGTTTTGAAGTTACCACACCGTACTGTGTTCCTTTAGCTTCAATCACAGTGTCGTTTCCGATATACAGTCCGATATGATGCCGGTTACTGTCCGAGGCCCGATAGAGGAATACCGCTGTTCCCGGTTTGATGGGCTCACCATCTGCGCGTTTTCCCCCGGAAAGCTTTCCCTGACTGGAACAGTATTTGTTCCAAATCGTATTGGAACCGTGGTAAATGGATGCGCCCAGTTGCTTGTATGCCCACACGAATAGACCGGAACAGTCCGCGACGCGCCGTCCGATCCACTTACTGCCGTTTTTGATTGTCATTTCCCGGGTTGCCGCGTTCTGTTTGGCCTGTGTCCAAACTTGGCCGGACGCTCCCCAGATATATCCCCACTTCTCATCAAGAGCCTGTTGAAAAAGCGCAATAAGAGCCGCTACAGCAATCATTTACGCTGCCTCCGATCTTTTCAAAAAGTAAGGACGCGGATCCTTAAACCTCCGCGTCCTGTGTAGCCGTTTCGCTGTTCAGCTGTGCCTCCAGATTAATAATCGTCTGCCGGTACGAACGGCGCTTGACGATGATCTCCTTCACGTCATCCGTGATGGACTTGAGGAAACTGATGATGCCAGTTGCGGAGGTGCAATCGCAAATGCCCTCCAGTGTCTGAATGATTTCATGATCAGATTCATTCAGAAGCGCCTTACATGCGCGGATCTCGGCTTCCATTTCTTCACGGGTCATCTCGCGGTTAATATCTGCCATCTTTGATTTACCCCTTTCTTAGGTTCTTTTCCGCTGATCCACGGTGTTGTGTGGAACAGGTTGAAAAACAGGTTATCCATGTTGCGGACAGTCCGGTGAGCATCCTTGCGCTCCATGTATCCGCGCCATGACATATAGGAACATCCCACTTCCTTGACCGTCATAATTTCTGCCTCAACAAAACGCCGAAAAGCTTTGAGCTTTCGGCGCTGTCTTATTGTGGCCGCGCGGCAGGGCTTCTGGAGCACCCGTCCGGTTGGCTGGAGGAAAAACTGGGTTTTAAGGAAGGTAAATCCACGGCTGAGTCTGACAATCTGCGTCTTCTTTCGGTTGATAATGATTCCCTGCTTTTCATATTCAGCAAAAAGCGCATCCCGCAAAGCAAGGAGCCTGTCTTTATCACGCATGATGATAAAGCTGTCATCCATATAACGGGCGTATCCGTCCGTGTGCCAAACATCCTGTATCAGGTGATCTATCCGGGATGGATAGGCGATTGCGGATATCTGGCTGTCCTCCGGGCCGATGTACAGCCCGGATTTCCCGGTTCCTTTGACAAAGTTCTTACAGATCCGGTTCAAACGGGGATCATAGAAGTGTTGATCATACACGTCAAACATGGGATCATGCTGGATGTTGTCAAAGTATTTCCGAAAGTCGATCACAAGCACGTACCCTTCTGTGTCACGGTATTTCCTGTAGTACCGGTGAAGCATGGTAGCGCACCGGTCTATAGCAAAGGTAATACCCTTGTTTTCAAGGGACGCGCCGTTGTCGTAAATCAGTCCGTTGGATAGTATGGGAACCATAGCGTTTGTGCAAATGGCGCGGCGGATCACGCGCTCTGCGTAATGTAGGCTGTGTACATCTCGCAACTTGCCCCGTTCGACAATCTGAAAGTTGTAATAGCCTTGCCGCGTATCCTTTCCACTTGCAAGTAGTCTGTGTGATAGTCGCGCATTCCGAAACGAGCGCACATTGTACCGCGCAACGCTTCCCTTCCACATGACACCCTTACGCGCGGCCCAATTGGCTTCCATAAGGGCGCTTACACTTGTGCATCTGTTGAAGTCATCATATTTACCAATACGGGCGGCTCTGTGCGCGTCCCGTTTGGCTTTTCGCCGTTGATATCGTGCTTCGTGTCTTTCTGCGCTGGTCATTGGGATAGACACCTCGTAGAGCGTTATTGTAGGAGCGCATTGTAACTCCATAGCGGCAATGGCCATGAAACCGGGTACTCGGCGAACGTTTCCAACGAACGGTTGTTCTTTCGTTCGCCTCCTGTCGCTAACCCCGGCCATGCAAGAAGCGTCCGGCCAGCCGCATCAAGGCCCCCGTGTTACCGAGGGTACTCTATACTCCCTTTCTGATATAAAGTATGTGTATTTACCCGTTTCCGGGAAGGTTGTCTTCTCCTTCCAAACAAAGTCCCGGCTCTGCTTTCCGTCTCCCGCGTGTAGCTTTTATTGTCGCACTCCGGGAGACTTACTCGGTCTGGCCTTATTGGTAGTTCGTTGGAATCAGACGGGGCCGCGATTATCGTTGGACGCGTTGTTGTTGTTGACATTGCCGTTGTTGTTGACATTAACAAAGTTCGTGGCGTTACCAGATGTAGCTGATAGTGTCCACCAGTTGATGCGGCCATTGAACAGTCATGCAGAAAACAACCTGTATCAAGTAATCAATTTAGTGCTTTTACGCCATGCAACGAGAAGAGGTCTTGCCCGGTCAATCAGTTCCCCGCATTCCTCGATTGCGCCCGGTAGCGGATGATCCGCATCCACCTTACCCTTGAACAACGTGTCAATCAGGTATTGCAACTGATCGTCAATCATATCAAGGTCATCAATCGCGGCTTTCTGCATTGCCCTCCGGTCATCCACAAACTGCGGTTTATTCGGATAGACATTGAAAGCCACAATGATATGGTCAATTAGGTGGCGGGCAATCTCCAGTGTGGGAAACGTGAAAATTGGCCGGTATCTCTTAGGAACGATATTCTCATTCATAAAGGCAAGAGTCAATTTGGATCGTAGTTCATACGATGTTCGGTAAAATTCCATTTCGGATATCTTCCGAAACCGGGCAAGCACACTACTCATTGCGTTAGCATGATCCTTTCATTATGCCGCCCACAAGGGGCGGCCGGTGATTGAAGCGTCAAGCGACGCGGAAGCAGACGGGGCCGCGAGGATCGGAGGACGCGTTGGCGATGCCGACATTGCCGGCGGTGGCGACAAGAACAAAGCTCGTGGCGTTACCAGATGAAGCTGATAGTGACCACCAGCTGCCGCGGCCAATGTTCCTGTTC